CCCGATGCCGTGATGGCTTCATGCAGACCCGCACCAGACGCGATGAGCGCCAGCCAGTGAGGCGCAGGAGTGAGCGTGAACGGGAGGTGATGGAATGCTTCCGCAACCGCTGACAGGCGGCACCGATGGGGTGGGGGAGGTTTTCAGGACAAAACCCAGACTGCCAGGCACCACCCGCCCCCTCAAATTTTTACGCGCGGTGATTTTTTTCACAGCAGTAAGCCAGAAGGAAACAAGAAGTTATGGCAAGACCACCCAAACCGCCCGCTTACCTTGATGAAATCGCGGGGCAGCAGTGGAAAACAAAAGCAAAGCAGATGGCTGAACGCGGGGATTTAACCCCTGCCGACTGGAATAACCTTGAGCTGTATTGCGTCAACTATTCCATGTACCGAAAAGCCGTTGCAGATATTGCCCTGCGCGGGTTTTCAGTTGAAGGCTCACGCGGTGCCACCACCAGTAACCCGGCGCTGAAAGCCAAATCTGACGCTGAGAAAATTATCATCAAAATGTCGTCTCTGCTGGGCTTTGATCCGGTAAGCCGTCGCCGAAACCCGCCTGAAACTGAAGAGGAAGACGAACTTGACCGCATGGAATGATTACGCCATCGCCATAAAATCGGGCGAAATTCCGGCCTGTAAGCGGGTAAAACAGGCCGTCGAAAGGTACTTTTCAGACCTGAATGACCCCCGTTACGTGTTCGATACAGCGACCGTAGAGCGGTTTATTGCCTTCTCCCGGCTTTGTCCTCACGTCAAAGGGCCGTTGCGCGGTCAGCCTATCATGCTGGAGCCGTGGCAGCAGTTCGCCTTTGCTAACCTGCTGGGGTTTAAGGTCAGTGCTACGGGGCGCAGGAAGTACAGCAGCGCCTTTATCGAGGTGCCGCGTAAGAATGCCAAATCCACCGTAGCTGCAATGCTGGCTAACTGGTTTCTGGTGATGGAGCAGGGCCAGCAGGACATCTACACGGCGGCGGTGAGCCGGGATCAGGCCCGTATCGTGTTCGACGATGCCCGTCAGATGTGCCTGCTGTCAAAACCGCTGAAAAAGCGCGTGAATATTCAGGCCCATAAAATGATTTTCCCGAAGAATAACAGCCTGTTAAAGCCTCTGGCGGCGAAAGCGGCCACCATCGAGGGGACTAATCCCAGCCTGGCTATTGTCGATGAGTACCACCTTCACCCGGATAACGGCGTTTACTCCGCGCTTGAGCTGGGTATGGGGGCACGTCCTGAAGCGGTTTTATTCGCCATCACCACAGCCGGGAGTAACGTTGTTTCCGCCTGCAAGCAGCATTACGACTACTGCTGTCAGATTCTGGCCGGGGAAGAGAGCAACGATTCGCTGTTTGTTCTGATTTACGAACTGGACGACGAAAGCGAGGTTGATCAGCCTGAAATGTGGATCAAGGCTAACCCGAATCTGGATATTTCCGTTGATGCGGCAAAACTGGAGGCCACTATTCAAAAAGCGCGGGGTATCCCGTCGCAATGGGTGGAGATGCTGACCAAACGTTTCAATATCTGGTGTCAGGGTTCCACACCGTGGATGGGCGCGGGAGCATGGGACGCCTGCAAACTCGACTATGAAGAAAGCGAACTTGCGGGGATGGAGTGCTATGCAGGTCTGGACTTGTCCTCAACCAGCGATATCACCAGTGTAAATTACGCTTTTCCGTTCGACAGGGAGATTAGGTTACTTACAAGGCATTATCTGCCGGAAGCGACACTTGATAATGTTTCCAACAAAAACCGCGCCATTTACCGCCAGTGGGTGAAAGCGGGCTGGATTCGAACCACTCCCGGAGACTGCATCGACTATGACCGCATCCGCGACGATATTCTGCGCGATGCCGAAACATTCAATATCCGGCTGGTGGGCTTTGATACCTGGAACGCCACGCATCTGCGTACCCAGCTACAGGGGGCGGGCCTTGACGTAGAGCCGTTCCAGCAAACCTATCTCAAATTCAGTCCGGTAGCGAAATCGTTTGAAGTGTTCGTTAATCGCAGGGTGGTACGCCATCGCGGCGATCCGGTACTGGCCTGGGCGATTGGTAACGTGGTGATGGAGTCTGACGCTAACGCCAATATTAAGCCCAACAAGAAGAAATCCTCTAACAAGATTGATCCGGCAGTGGCTGCGCTAATGGCATTTGGCACATTCCAGGCGGAACACGAGGATTTTGCATTCGATATGAGTGAAACCCATAAACAGCGGCTCGCTGCTTTTGACGGCATCTGACACGAGGTGAACTATGGCTACATTACGCGAGCTGATAATCAAAGTTTCAGCAAACTCGCAATCATTCCAGACCGAAATATCACGCGCTTCCCGGCTGGGATCAGACTACTACAAAACGATGCAACGAGGTGGGCGGCAGGCCGCGACCTCTGCGCGTGAGACGAGGCAGGCTCTGGCCGAAGTCTCCGCTCAGTTGTCGGAAACGAAGAATGCCGCGATGGGAATGGCTGGCGCGTTTGCCGGGGCATTCGCTACAGGGCATTTGATATCGCTTGCTGATGAATGGAGTTCCGTCAATGCCCGACTGAAACAGGCATCCACATCGACCGATGATTTCACTCACTCACAACGTTTGCTGATGGATATCAGCCAGAAAACCGGTACAGCTTTCAGCGATAACGCGGGCTTATTTGCCCGTTCGGCGGCATCCATGCGTGAGTTTGGCTATTCCTCTGGTGATGTACTGAAAGTCACCGAGGCTATCAGCACCGGCCTTAAATTATCCGGGGCCAGCACGTCAGAGGCCAGTTCGGTTATCACGCAGTTCAGCCAGGCGCTTGCGCAGGGGGTATTGCGCGGGGAGGAATTCAACTCCGTTAACGAAAACGGTGATCGGATCATCCGAGCCTTAGCGGCTGGTATGGGCGTTGCCCGCAAAGACCTCAAGGCGATGGCTGATAATGGACTGCTGACAATAGATAAAGTGGTTCCGGCTATTACCGCTCAGTTACGGGTGATGCAGGCTGAATTTGATTCAATGCCCAAAACGGTATCAGCCTCGACTCAAAAGGTTGAAAATGCCTTTATGGCCTGGGTGGGCGGCACAAATGATGCGTACGGTGCCTCCGCCGCCCTTGCTGGTGGGCTTGATTCACTGGCTGAGAACATTGATACCGTAGCAATGGCAGCGGGAGCGTTAACGGCTGTGGGCGTGACCCGTTTTCTGGGTAACTGGACGCTGCAACTGAAATCACAGACCGAAGAACTTGTGAGGGCCAGAGGGGCGGAGATTGCCAGCACCGCTGCTAAAATCGAAGGGGCGAATGCTTCTCTTGTTCAGATTGAAGCGGAAAAATCGGTGCTTCTGTCTAATCAGCGCTCACTCGTGGCTCAACTTGAACTGGCGCAGACTGAAAAACAACGCGCATCAATCAGGACGCTGCTTGCCAGAAACTCAATGGAGATGGTCAAAACGAATAAAGCGGAAACCGCCACGGTCAATGAGCTGTCAATAGCCAATCAGCGGCTTAATGCGCTCACCTCTGTAACAAGAACCGCATGGGCTGGCGTATCATCCTTATTTGGTGGCATTCCAGGGATTTTGATGCTGGGGGCAGGCGCCTGGTATACATGGTATCAGAATCAGGAACAGGCGCGTCAGTCTGCGATACAGTATGCCTCCACCCTTGATGAGGTGGTGGAAAAAGCGAAAGCCATGAGCGAAATTCAAATCAGAGGCTCTATTGCCGATTCTGGTGAATCCATTGACGCGCTCAAAGATAAGCTGGAGGACTTGAGGGACGCACAGGCAGAAGCCGCCCGGAAAGTTCAGGAATACACAATGCTGGCCCATCAAATGGGGGTGGAGAACGATCAGAATAATGGTCACGTAAGAAATGCAGCTAAATATCAGCGTGAATACAATAAATTATCGCGTGATATAGCTGATACTACCATTCAGCTAAATAACGCGGTTGACGCGCAGAATAAACTACAAAAAGAGCTTGAGGAAAAGGTAAACGCTTCAGCTGCTGCATTTAATAAAATTAAAAGTTCAATTATGAGTACGCTGGGCTTTGGGGATAAAATGGCCTCGCTTTTTTCGATGACCATCCAGTTTATGGACGAGATGAAGGCGAAATCAGCAGACAATCAGCCGCAAACACCTCAAATAAATAAGGCTTACGATACCTTTATAAAACAACAAAAAGAAAGCATTGCCCTGTCCCAAAAAGAGGGCGTGGAGAGAGCCAAGCTGAAAGCCCTACAGGATGCCATAAGGCAGGGCGCGGTAAGGACTGATAATCAGGGTAAAATTTTGCCGGGACAAGACGCGCAGATCGCGGCTATTCAGGGAAATGCAGCCACTGATTTTAATCTTAATGAATCGCATAAAAAGCCACGCGGTAAATCTGATATCGAAAAAACAGAAGATGTGTATACCCGCTTGCTTAAACAGCAGCGTGAACAAATATCTCTTGCCGGACAAAATAACGAACTGGCAAAAATGAAATATCAGGTTGTTCAGGGAGAACTTGCATCTCTCGATAACGCTAAAAAAGCAATTTTGCTACAAAATGCGGCCCTTATTGACCAGAAAAATATAGAGGAAAAACTTCAGGCATTCAGAAACGGTCTGGCTGATAGCAATGCTGCTGCGCGTGACCGGGGGAATATTGATTTCCTCGGTGCTGGTATGGGTAACAAAGCCCGTGACCGTATGAAAGAAATGGCCGATATCCGCGCTGATTTCCGCAAACGGCAGGATGAGTTAGATCGCGATTTCAGCAGTAAACAGCTATCTAAAGACCTTTATGAACAGCAAACAGAAGCGCTGAAAGCCGCCCTTGCTGAACGGCTGGCGATACAGGATGACTACCAGAAACAATCCGACGCTCAACAATCAGACTGGAGAGCAGGAATTAGCGATTCTCTGATGAATTATGCGGATCAGGCAAAAGACCTGAGTTCGATGTCAGCAACGGCTACCAGCGAAATTCTGAACAATGCCACCAACTCGATCTCCACCAATATGACAAACGTTCTGACGGGAGCAACCAGCTTTAAAGACGGTATGTCGAACATCTTCACGTCTCTGGGCGAAAGTGTCATTCAGTCGCTGATCCAGATGGCGACGCAGGCGCTGATCACCAAAGCTATTCTGGCTTCAGTGGGCGGCGGTGCTGGTGGGATGTTTGGGAGTTTATTTGGTGGCGCGAGTGGTGCAGCCAGCAGCGGGACAGCCATTCAAAGTGCAGGCGCAAATTTCTCTTTTAACGCGCTGGGCGGCGTTTACGATTCACCGTCGCTTTCTGCATACAGCGATGGTGTATACAGCACTCCGCAGTATTTTGCCTTTGCGAAAGGCGCGGGCGTGTTCGGTGAAGCCGGGCCGGAAGCCATTATGCCGTTGACCCGTGGTGCTGATGGTTCGCTGGGGGTTCGCGCTATTGGTCGTCAGTCACCGGCGGTACAGGATGCCGCCAGACAGATAGAGGCACAGCCACGTATTGCGATCAGTATCAGTGCGCCTAACACCTTTACCGGGAAGCCTGACGATGCCACTCTGCTGGCCTTTGATCAGCGTAACGCTGCGCTTAAGCGGCAACTCATCAATGAGCTAACCGCTGAAGTACACAACCCGCAAAAGCAATTCGGACGCGCCATTTATTCCAATCTACAGCCAAAAAAACCACGATAAAAATGATTACGGTACGCCTCATCATGTAGGCGTAACCGATCAACTGAGGTGCAGCATGTTAAAAAAAGAAACTTTAGAGTCTGCCATTATCAGTGCAGCAAGGTTGCAGGGGCATGAGCTTAACGGGCAAGATAAACTGGCGATCCGTACAAGTGTTGCGGCTTGTCTGGCCGCGAAGAAACGGCACCGCCAGAGGATGAGTACAGGCGCATTTGAGTGGAAAAAACCTAGCACACCACGTCGATAACGCTCGTTATCGTTTATTGTAGTTCATCCTTCCGTGTAGTCAGTGGTGTAGTCATTTCAATAAAAAAGGCGCTTCCCCATGCCGAAGAGCGCCTTTTTAATCAACAAGTTAACTGATTAGTATCAGTTCATGCCGTATTTTTTCAATTTTTTACGCAGAGTAC